AAACACAACAAGAATGTTCTCAAGTGTTCCTTCTGCCATTTCTGTTGCTAGCATAACTTCCATTGACTCCTTGAACAGCTTTGCTGTATCGAGAAGCTGATCCACTGTTACGTTACCGTATGTTGGGTTATAAGTAATCTGAAGACCATTGTTTGTGTATCCAACGTTGCGCCACTTTGTAGTTGCCGCATTCAGTGTAGTTGAGTATGATTCAGATGTGCTGAATACTACTTTGTCTGTACCTTTTGTTGGATCAAGATTTGAATCGCCATCATATGCTGTCTGGTTGATGAACAACGGTGAAGCACCTACGATAATATTCTTGGCTGAATTGTATGTATCTCTTGCCATTTTTTCTTTACCTCCTGTTTTTCAAAAATCTAATAAAAATTGTCAAAGCTGGCTAGGCTGTCTTTCCTCTTGGTATAATAATAGGCCTTTTGGGGTAAAAAAGCAACTTATATAAATCTGCCGCTAGAGTTTGAGGACCTAGCATATTTAATCTCAAGGATGACATCTGCGGATAAAAAGCCCTGTAACTCTTCGGATGGGGCAATTGGAGATATGTCTGCTATAAAAATACTATAGAATTGAAATTTATCTGAAACTCCAGACCAGTGATTTACATCTCTTCCAGACTCGTCTACTCTTCTAAATAGGTCAAACATAAAGTTTCTAATCTCATTTATGTCATTTATATCCGTAGAATATATTGTAAATAAAACCTGCTCGCAGCATATTGCCCATAGATCCTCATAGGATGTACCTATCTTATCATAGACAATATGTTTCTTTCCGCTCAAAAATTGATTTAGTTCTGGTGATTGCTGGACGGGAATAATAGGAACTATCTCTTGTCCCACGTTATCACTATAATAATCTGATGCTGTAAATATATCCGCATCCTTTAATTTCTGCCAAAAGTACTTTCGCAACTCTATCATTGCGTCTAATTTATAATTAACCATTATGCCATTCCTCCAAATGCTGAATTTAATGCAAAGTCTGCCTGATTTCTAACTGTATTTGGTGAGAATGAATACTGAACCCTTTTAATATTCATTGGCAATTTCATTGCTTTGGTAAGTGAGCTATTAAATAATCTTTGAAATCCCGATTTCTTAATTGATTGATTAACTAGGTCTCCAGTAAAGAATCTATTATATGCAATATAAAATGCATTTTTTACCTTAGCCCCTCCAGGCCTCTTAACGTTAACTGAGGCACCTATAGGCATAAAGACTGTAGAACCATTAACTTCGAATACTAAGCGCTCTGCGGACCTTGGAGAGATTATTACGGGCATTCCAGCTTCCATCACGGCAGCCTTGTTAGCAAAAACATGTCTATGCTTTCCTTTATTAGTTGGAACCAACGACTTAGACAATTTAAAATCGTATCCAATTCTAAATGACAATCCATCTTGTGATAACTTTTTTAATTCAAATAATCGAGATTCTTTTTTGCCAGTCTTTTTCCATTCGTAAACATGGTGTAAAGATATAGGGGCTGTGCGGGCTTTAGCATCAACATAATCACCAAAGTCTTCTTGGATCTGTTTAAATATAACAGCAGAAAATTTGTTCTGGAAATTTTTATTTGAAGTAATCTTTGATATGACTTGTGCCTGATAATAGATAGTAGCAGATATTTGGGCTACTGTTGAGTCCTTTAATGATGTTGTTTTTGTTCCCGCCAAGAACTTTTCTAATCCGCTTGCTGCGGCAACCAATGCTGTACTAGAGTCCAATTTGCTGGTTCTCCGATCTCTTCATTGATGAGTTGTACCCCATAACCCTGCCGAAAGGATCGGTAAGAGGAGTAGTACCAATTACTTCAAATACTGTTGGGGTGTCTGAGGGGAAATTAAGTTCGGTCCAAATATAGTTATTTTCAGAGTCACGAACATTTGTAACCTTTTCTCTAAGAGTTAGTCTTTCAGCAGTTCTTACCTGTATGACCTGATCATTAGTATATTTATTATCAAATATCTGCTTGTCGCTGCTTCTAGTTGTTGCAGAATTACTTACTACGCCTTTTGCATGGCAGTCTAAAGTTTTATAATAGTTCCACTCTTTTACAATGGATCCTGTTTCTGTATCTTGAGTATCTAGTTGTCTATAGACATCTAGTTTCATAGACAGAATTGAGTCTATGATCCCATTCATTTATATAAGCACCATGGAACTAATAATATAAGGGTTAAGCAATTGGTCTGCAAATTGATTTCCAGTACCAGAATAAGCTTGGCCAGTATACTCAAACTTCCAGTCAAATGTTTGTATGTTCTTAAGATACTTTTGTTTCCATAGAAGGTCCTTTGAGAAGTAATCCTTCATCAATTCTTTTGCCGCCATTTGAACATTGTCTGGAACTTCAGACCAACCATATCTTCCAACAACACGATATCTTGTGTGTTTGTTAAATGCTTGCCCGCTATATGTTTCGTTAATACTTGGAGGAACCATACCATTTGCAACATACACAGTATTGTCTATCAATCCTGTTCTGTCAATTCTAATTCCAAATCCGCTTTCGCTAACCTGTGGAGTGTAAAGCCAATTATTTACAATTGGAGTCACTGTATTATCTACTAGAAGAATGTCATTCCCATATAGCTTCTGTACAGAATTAATCTTGTATGGGAGAGATAATATGTCTGAGTCCATTCCATATGCAATTTCAACATCGTCATATAAGAAGAAATCTTGTCCTGTATAATCTTCAATTACTTTACGGGCATATTTTTCCGCCTGCTGAATTTGATAATATGTTTTATAATTTGGATCGCTTGAGTCTACGCCAATATTTAATTCATCTATGGCTTCATAGATATTAGTGTATGGAGTTATAACATCTGCATATGTAGTGCCAGTTGCTGCACTTCCGCCAACCTGATACTCCCAAAGAAGCTTAAACTTTCTTTGTCTTTGAGTGTATGACAATGGAATAACAACCTGATAGTTGCCAAAGTCAGTTTCAAGCTTTGTAGATGTAATTGTTGTTAAAAGAGTTGTTGGAGAGATTGCTGGAGATATCATAACGTCTTCAGTAATATCATATAGCTTTACTGTAGGCGCTGAATCTGAATCTACTATTTCCCCCTGCCAAAATATTTTGTGCTTCAGTGGTGAATTAGTATTTAAATATATCTCTGCCATTGTTAATGGTTAAGCTCAGCTGTAGAAGTCTTGAACTTCCTTTGGTGTCGCTGGGCGGAACCCCTCCTCTTTATCAAAAATTGCTTGTGCCTTATCTTTGTGCATTGCTATAAATGGGTGTTGCTTGGTAAAGGTGAAACCCATAATATCATATCTAAAGTTTTCTCGTGTCATTCTAACTAAAACTGTATCCTCTGCCAAATCCTGCTTTGGATTAAATCTTGGAAGTATTTCAATCTCTTCCGTTTCATCTTCAATGTTCTTGATTGTTTGTTGATATACTGCCCAAGTTACGCCTTCTTCTGATAGGGCGGCAATAATATCATTTTTGTTCTTTAGGCTATTTGTATCAACTGCAAAGTCCTCTGCAATTTTCTTTAGCTCTGCTACCTTTAATGTGTCAAACGACATGTAATCTCCTTAGTCTAGGTGTTTTAATTATAGCATTACTAAATTAAAATGAAAAGCCCCCAAAATTAATTGGGGGCCTCTCTTGCGGATTTAATCCTAAATTATGAAGCTATTTTTACGTTCTTCACTACAACCCAAGCATCTGCTTGTTCGATCTGGACGCCAACACGAGTATACATTGTGTACTCAATTGAGTCCTTACGTGGCCAGAAGAAACGGTAAACGGTTACATCACGCTTGATTCCAATAACAACGTTATTTGGGAATGTCAAGTGGATATCTCCGTGGTTTCCTGTTTCTCCTGAATAGTCGCCGTCCTGTGCTTCATTTAGAAGTGGAACTTCAACAATTGGAATACCAAATGCATAAGGGGCTACGTAACCTGCTGGTCCTGAGACTGGCTGAACATCACCACGGATGATGCTTGAAGCAATATCCTGTGGAATTGTCTGGTTAGTACCAATGCTGTTTGCATATAGGAAGTCTTGGATCAAGTTTGATCCGACTAGGAAGCGAAGGTCTGCACGACGTTGCTTGTACTTACGTGGAAGTTCCTTCAATGCAGAGTTAAATGCTGCACGAGTTATTGCTGCTCCACCGTGGTCTACAACGTGACCGTTTGCCTTTGCCTTCTTTACAACGCCGTCAAATGACTTGTACAGTGCATCTCCTGTTAGAGTGGTATCTCCATTGAGGACTACGTCTTCAATATCGTTACCTGCCTGTGTTGCCATCATACGGGCAATGTGATCCTCTAGGTCTGGACCCTCAATGTTGTCTTCTAGAGACTCTGTTGAAAGCTCCCAATCTAGACGTAGCTTCTTTGTTGTCAAAGAAATCTTTGAGAAAGATACTGCTGAGTTTGCTGCTGTATCGTCTGCTTCGGTTGCAAGCTTCATTAGCTTCTCGCCGACTGACATACGGTCAATCTCTGTTGTATCTGACTTCATGCGGACTGTACGTGCGACCTTACCAATTACGGTTGCGTCGAACATATAGTCTAGAAAACGAGCTGATTGCTCTGGATTTAGTAGTCCGCCTTCGCCTTCAGAACCAACGTGTACGCCAGTTGTCGCTACTGCTGACCCTGACATAGAAGTTGTTACGGAAGTATTAGCTGCTACTGACTTTTCTAATAGTTCATTACTCATTATATTTTCACCTACCTTTGTTTATCTAATTAATTCTTGTACGGAACCGAGGAAAGAACCGTTCCATTTTGATTTTTTTATTGTATTTACTTCCCGAGACCCGCCAAGGTCTGAGGACTTCTTAATTGCAGTCTCACCTTCTACTGCATCGACACGCTTTTGTACGCCATCAATCGTGTTTCTGATATCTGATACTGTCTTTGAAAGTGTATCGTATTGTTCTGCCAACTCTGTAATTCTGGAATCAACACTTTTGCTGAAAGATTCAACTGTTTCTGTAACAGTCTTTACCTGTGCAGCATTTGCATCGGTTGCCTTGCTTAGAGTTTCTGAGAAAAAGCCTTTTAGATCGCCTAACATTTTTGCAAAATCAGGTTCATCAACCTCAACTTCGGATACGTCGGCTGCTTTTTCCAGAGTTTCGGCAGAAGCGTCTGCTACTGCATCTTCTGCAGGAGCTTCTTCAGCAGCTGGTGTTTCTTCAACAACAGGTGCTGTCTCTTCAACAATAGTCTCTTCAACTACTGCGGTTTCTGTATTTTCTGACACTTCATTACCTCCTTCTGCGTTTGCCTGTTTTGCAATTGTTTGTATTTCAGGCAACGTGGATCTTGATTTGTGTAAACCAAGAATTCTATCTATTTCTTTTGATTTGTTAACATCGTTTGATTCAACCCAACCAATTAGTGTTGCGGGATTTCCTGATATTGGTGAGTCAAATTCTTTTTCTGTCGATACAAAAATTGAATCGCTTTCTTCGCAATAGAAAATATTTTCTGTTACGACATCTGCGGCCATACCCTTGAAAATCATTTGTCCATTCATCTTCTCGATTGACAAGATGTTGCACAATTCATTTGCTGGGGAATCAACAATTGAAAGTTCTACCAGTTCATAGTCTTTAATAAAACGAACTGTTTCGCCGTTTGCCTTATTAACTTCATTGTCTGATTCTAGAATCTTTCCGCCAATTGAAAAACCTGCGAGTGTTCCGTCAAGGACTTTTTCCCAGGTATCTTGTGCGCCTTTTGAAATGTAAGATGTTACATAAACTCCATTGTAAAATTCTTTTGATGCGGGATCATAATAAGTCTCTGGCTTAAATGATACAACCTTGCCAACTGCAAGTGGCTGATGCATTTCTCTTAGATTCCCACGGAATCTTTCAAATGCTTTCATGCTGGCCTCTGCTGTAACTACATCGCCAGTTTGATCAATATTGTCTAGTGTTGCAAATCCTGATACAGTTCTCTTCTCACGATTTACTTTTGTAAATGGGACTGCAAGATGGAGGTTATTTCCATTTGAAGACCAGTTAGATTTTTCAATGTTCATATGCTTAATTTTATCTATTTGTAGATAAAAAGGCAAATAGTGGTTGAGTAGATTTATTCAACCGTTCTTCCGTCGCCTTGAGCATTTCTGCCTTCCCCTGAAATATCTGGAGAATTAGCTTGTCTTTCTTGCTCTCGTCGACGAGTATTATTTGCTTGGCTTCTGATTTCAGCCTGTTGCTGTGGCTTTAATTCAACCATATCATCTCCGCCGTCTAAAGGTATCATCCCTCTTCTAATT